CACTTTGAAAAGGATCGTGCATTGATGCGCCGTTTCCAACGCATTACTGTTGACGAGCCTACGCAAGAAATGACTTATAGTATTTTGCAAGGCATTAAGAAGTACTACGAAACATTCCACAATGTTAAGATCCGTAATGATGCATTACAAGCGGCTATTAAATTGTCAGTCAAGTATCAAGCTGACAAAAAGTTACCAGATAAGGCTATTGACCTAATTGATGTAGCATGCAGTCGCTTTAATTTGAAAATTGCAGAAGATCGTGTAATCGGCGAACGTGAAGTGCAGTACGAACTTGCTAAGATGGTTGCTATGCCTGAAGAACAGATTATGGAATCAGAAAGTTCAAGTATTGCTAAACTACAAGATAACGTAAATGCAGATGTATTCGGACAAGATAACGCTATTGAAGAAATTGTAGACAAGATTATTGTTGCACAAGCTGGTCTAAAGCCAGAGAACAAGCCGATTGGTAGCTTTGTATTCATGGGCCCAACTGGTTGCGGTAAGACTGAGACAGCTAAGAGCCTTGCTAAACACTTGGGTACTAAGTTGCTACGCTTTGATATGAGTGAATATCAAGAGAAGCATAGTATCAGTAAGCTGATCGGTAGCCCTCCTGGTTATGTTGGCTTTGAAGAAAATGCAGGCTTATTGATTACACAAATTCAAGAGAATCCAAATGCTGTTCTATTGTTTGACGAAGTAGAAAAGTCACATCCAGATGTTAGCACAGTATTGTTGCAAATGATGGATAACGGTTTTATTACTGGTTCAAACGGCAAACGAGCGGACTGTCGCAACATTGTATTGATCCTTACTACAAATGCAGGTGCGCAGGATTCAGAAAAGAATAACATTGGTTTTGGTTCGCAGGAAAAAGACTACAGCGATAAAGAACTTAAGAAATTCTTTACACCTGAATTCCGTAATCGCTTAGATGCTGTTATTACATTCAACAAGTTAAGCAAAGAAACTATTGTTAAAGTAGTTGAGAAGTTTATCGATGAAATGCGTGAGCAAGTTAAAGATAAAGGTATCCGTATCAAGATTGATAAGGAAGCTACTACATGGTTGATCGACAACGGCTTTGATAAGAAGATGGGTGCTCGTCCGTTGCAACGTGTTATTGACAAGGAAATTAAACGTTCTTTGGCAAAAATGATGTTGTTCGGAGACCTAAAGAATGGCGGCTGGCTAACTATTACTGTTGAAAACAATAAGATTATGCTAGTTGCAAAACCTAAGTTACCTAAAACTCCATTGTTAATGGTAGATACCATAGAGCATGCAGTACAAGATAACTAGAAAACTATTCGGGGGCATATATCAGTACAAAATTGTACTGACATGTGCTGGCTCGAGCTTGTTTAGGCATGCTGACTTAGATAGTGTATATAAGAGTTTATCCGAAATTACACTATCTAATCAGCCTAGACAAAGTCAGTTTGGCACTTATCGAACCGCAGGCATTAGTACCCAAGATGAATTGACCTATGCCTTGCAGTTGCACAAGGCATTATCTAAAATGTCCGATATTGATATCAGAGTAGAAAGTCCTTGGTTAAGCATTTATAGTAATAAGCTGGCAGATATTAATGCTCTGGCTAAAATTGATAAGCACCAAGTAAAGTATATTTCTAAACCTCCTGATAACACTACATTGGACGCAGGAACTGTTATTATGCCCAAGATGAACTACGATTTTCGTATCACATTAGGCAAAACTACACAGGAACACAGTGCATTTATCCAATGGGCTGAGGCTAATAAGAAACTTAAATTAACTAAAAGCTGTATCAAAGACTTGCTAAAGCCACGCAGTTGGGGCGGTACACACTTCTATATCACAGGTGATAACAACTTGCTCATGGCTAAGATGCATCTTGGTGGTAGTATCAGCAAAGTTGAGCGCATAGTTAAAAACTAAAGCCCTGCAAAAGCGATAAATACTCTAACCGCAGAGATTTCTGCTGATTTATAAATTTGGGCTTAAAAATGCGTATAAATGAACTATTAGAGGGCAAATACTTCGATGATATGAAGTTTATCAAACCTGTAGAAGGTGGTGGTAGAGAATTAAACTTCGATCTAGCAGAAGACTTAATACACTTCATGCACAACGATGATGATGTATATCGCCGCCATGTATTTCCTAGTTTAACTAAATGTCTTGATAAAAAAGGCGAAATAAGCAGTAAAGTATTTCAACCAGCTGTAGAAAGCAGTTATCAAATTTACGTTAAAAAATTCCCTATTCGTGAATTGCCAGATCATTTAGACGAAAAACTTTGCAATGATATTTGCAAAAAGATGTTAGAAGATACCAAAGAGCATATTTCTAACGGCAAGTACAAGGACTAATCGTGCTGTTAAGAGAAATGTTCTATTATGAAGGTAAAGCTATTGCTGTTAATGATGACAGTATGGAAAAGTACGGCAGGCCTTTTAATCATCCGGAACATTTAGTTTTCTTTAAAGGTGTAAATGGTACTTTAGAAGCACTTAATCACTTTAAAGAAATTACTGACGAAAAAGCAGGACAAACTACAGTTCGACGCAAGTGGGATGGCAATCCTCAAGTATACTGGGGACGTGAAAAGAAAGGCGGGCCGTTAATACTTGCAGGTCACAACCAATGGGGTCGAGGTGTTAAGAGCGATAGTCCAGAAGGTGTATACGACTTTATTGCAAATCAAAGTGGTAATCCAAAATCTCCCGAAGATCAACAAAAGCGTCAGCAGTTTGCTACTAACTTTAGCAATTTGTATCCATTGTTTGATGCCGCTACACCTAAAAACTTTGTTGGCTTTGTATATGCAGATGCATTGTTTGGAGTTGATCCTAGTTTAAATAAACGACTTACTCCACCTACTAAAGAATATCCAAAAGGTGTATGGGAGTTTAGTCCTAACCCGTTAAGCGACACAACATATCACGTGGATGCCGGTAGTGCATTAGGTCAGCGCATTAGCCAAACACAAGTAATGGTAGTAGGACATGCAACATTTCCATCGTTCGGTGCAGATGACCGTTCGCAAGTACCTAAAGATAATTTTGAAGAGTTTAATAAAACTCCCGGCCTTATTGTACAAGGTCCAATCTATACAGATGCGGCGCCTCAAGTGGATGTTAGTGCAGTAGACGAAATGATTGAATATGCACAAACACATGCCGGAGTAATAGATGGTTTCTTGAACAGTTTGCCTGATGCAGATAAGAATGGAATCTTTTATCCTTTCTTTAATGACATGAGTAACAAACATGCAAATGCTCAACAAGACTTTAGTAGCATTACAGGCAGTACATTTGTATCTTGGATGCAGGCAAAGGGCAAGAGTCCTAAGAAAATACAACATATCATTGATATGACACAAGCACATCCTGGCGGATTAGATGCTATATTGTTTTTAATCAAAGGTATACGCAACATGAAAGATACTGTGGATGCCGCAATTAAACAGCAACCACGAAAAGAAATTTGGGATACGCACGGCGAAGGCCATGTACGTTATGCGCAAAAAGGTCATAAGTATGGCAACATTAAAATTGTTCCTACAACATGGGCTCCTGGTAAAAAGCCAGTTACTCAACCGGAGGCACCGCAGTGAAATTAAGACAGTTATTTGAGGCACATCATAAAGCAGATGCGGCATTTTGTTTTGGAAGATTCAATCCTCCACATCAAGGTCACATGGAAGTGTGGAACGCTGTTAAACATGCAGGACGCCATTGGTTCATCGGAACTAATCCTGGTACTATTGGGCCTAATGATCCATTGCCATATGAGTTAAAAACCGCTTGGATGACTGCAATTGATCCTCAAATTAAAGGACATATCTTAGGCGAACAAAGTGTTGTTACCTTAGCCGCTAAGATTTATCAACAAGTAGGTGATGGTGCAACTATTGCTTATGTAACAGATAGCCAAGACTGGGCTTGGGCTGGAAAACTATTACATCAGTATAACGGCAAAGAAAGCAATCATGGTTATTTTAATTTTGCCAAGATTATTCACGTAGAAAGCCCCCGTGTAAGTAGTGCTACTGCTCTACGCACAGCCGCTCGTGCTGGTGATATGAATGCGTTTTATCAAGCCGCAGGTACCGATCCTAACTTAGTAGTAAATGGTAAACACTACTACGATACAGTTGTTGATGCTGTAGGACAACATCCTGAAAAAGTTAAAAAAGTTAAAAAAGAAAAACCTGTAGCAGAACCTCTAGCACAAGAAGGCCTAATGAGTTTTATGGCTAAGCCTACTAAAAAGAAAGTGTCGGCTAGCTCAGAAGAAATGCGCAAGTATTTTGAAAAAGAAAAAGCTAAGG